GACCTGTTCGGGGTCAATAATCTGCGCTTGTGACTTAATCTGCTGAACATTGTTGTATGTGTTTGGGAAAAGCAGCATTCCGCCGTCTTCGGCGGAAAAATTTTCTTCTGTAAACCGCTTGCGCTCTTCTTTAACGTCCTTGCTTTTAGTGAGATTTGAGAGCGTCGCCATAAAGCGATACGCCGCCGAGGTCTTAATTCCTTCGGCGATACCTTGATTTTGAGTGTTGATGAGGTCCATCGTCGGTTGAAGCGCCCTGTTGTCTTCGCCTTGATAATCCGAAGTATATTGATAGTTTGTCAGGATTCCCACGCGTGACAATTCGATTGCAGCCTTTTGCCCTTTTGCGAAGGTGTATCGAAGATACTGCTGTTCTTGCTCATCCTCGACAATTTCCGTCATCTTTGGTTGTATCGGATAGCAGCCAACGGGATTGTCGTACTTGTCAAGCAGGGGAATGAGATAGCATGTGTTTGTCGCATCAAGAATTGTTGCCACTCTGTATACGAACTGCGATGTCGTCATCCACGGATTGACTTTCGGACTTATTATTTTTTCGATTCCGAGGCTGTCTGCCCCTGAAAACGATGGAGTAAGTTTTGCCGAGTGTCGGGCAAAAGCACCTATACACGCCCTTGTCAACTCCATTTCGTACACACCCCCGTCAAAGGTGGTAAAAACGGGGGTGTAGCCGTTAAGCAACTCAAAATACTTAAAGAGTTGCTTTTTTTGTTTTCGTTTTCCGAAAACCATATCAAAAACACTCATTCGTTGTTATCCTCATTTCTTAACCGGTCTCCGATCTGTTCGCTGTGCTTTTGTCTTACCGTCAGCGCGTCAAGCACGGCAGCGCAACCGTCAATATGTTTTCGCGACTGTATTTTTGAGATTCTACACTTACGCGTCATCATATTCGAGACTATTGCGGTATTCATAAAATGGGAGATAAGCAGGGGATTTTGTCCGAGTTGAAGAGTTCCGTCCCGAAGAAGCCCCTCGCACTCCCTAATAACAGGTGTTAAGTTGTCCCCCTGATAAACATCATCCGTGTGAAAACCATACGTTTGCAGGTCCTTTATGAGATACTGTGCGGTATATCTGTCGTAACCTATCATTTGTGGTAGAATTTCGAAGTCCTCCGCAAGTCCGACGAACCATTTATAGCAATCCTCATAGTCTATGTAATTATCGCCTGATGGCGTCAAAATTCCTCGCTGAACAAACAATTCATAGGGCACACCCTCCGCCTCTTGCAGTTCTTTGATTTTGTTTGCCGGCATAAAAAACTTTGAAAACGTGAACAGTTTTTTGTTCTGCTCGATAATCACGCAGCAACTTGTCAAGTCCGTTGTTTGCGAAAGGTCGATTCCTCCGACACAGTAAGTCTCGCGAAAGTCTTCAATAGAAAATGTTAACTCACTCGCTTTTCTGACAACGCTTGCGGGCAACCATGCGACGCTGCTGTTGACCTTTATGTTCCCGTACTTACATAGAAATTCATTTTTCTTGCTTAATGATTTTTCCGCGACTATTATTTCGTCGCGGTAGTAAGATTCGGGCAGAGAAACACCCATGTTCGGATTGCTTTTTCTTAATTCCTCGATATCGTTCCATTTGTCTTCATCGTCAATTTTGTATATCAGCGGCAAAAAACGGTATTCCCGGTCTTCTTCGCCGTAAAGGAACGCAGTTGAACGCATCATCAGTTCATCGTAGATACCGTTGTCGATATACCCGGCTGTCGAAATTGACAGTATCAGGGGCTGACGCCTTGCGCCAAGAGCTGATTTTAGCACTTCATATTGTTTAAGTCCCGCCGCAGCGTTCCACGACGCGATCTCATCACAAATACAGCCATGCGGATTGTATCCGTCCGATTTTTTTTCATTGAAAGCGATTTTTCGGATAATAGCCCCCGAAAAATCAATTTCGATGCCTTCTCTTGTTTTTTTGGCATGAGGGCGAAGTTCTTCCTCCGCCTTAATCATCGCATAACACCCGTCATAAACTATCGCCGCTTGATCAAGTTTAGGTGCGATACAATATATATCCGCGCCGATTTCACCGTCACAGTATGCCAAATAAAGCGCAATTCCCGAGGCAAGTAAACTCTTTCCGTTTTTTCTTGCAATAACAAGAAAAACCTCTCGAAATCTTCTGTTTCCGAAAGAATCAACAATACCGAATATCGCGGAAATACAAGCCTTTTGCCATAATTCAAGTTTGAAGAGGTCATTTCGCCCTTTACTGTGGTGACAAAAATTTTCGATAAAGGCGATTGCCTTTTGTGCTTTGTGAAAATTGTAAAAGCATCTGCGGTTGTTAAGATCATCAATTAAGATCTTATATGCCGTTAATATGTCTTCTCCGACAGTTACCGAACCGGAAATTATCGCGTCGTAATACTCGCCGATTGCTCCGTACTTATTCACGGAACATCAATTCTTCAAGTTTGCTCTTTTTCTTCGCCGCAGGGCAGAGTTCGACAAGCTGCTTAACTATCGCGTTAAGGTTTTTAGCCATGGCGTTGTATATTTCCGTTTCCGGAGTTTTCTTAATGCCTTTTTGATTTTCTCCGTTTTGATATGCTTCGGTGTAGCCTTTTTCTGCTATGATTTTTTCAAGTTCTTCGCATGAAACCGTCATAAAAGCAGCTCTTTCAATAAGAGGCTTTATAATTTTTAATTTGTTCGGATCAATTTCCGAAAACACTTTCCGAAGTCTGCTTTTTTCTTTTTTTATCAGGCTTTCTTTGTCTTTTTCGCTCATTTTCAGACTACACCCCCTCTCGTCACACCTGCGGAAACTTTCGTTCCTTTCGCACTCGTTCATTCGGCTTTGATTATTTTTCGTCCGATGGGGGGAGTATTACATTCCCTTCGTCGTCGAAAAAAAATCTCGGCGCGCCGCATTCATCGGCAGGATCTTTCTCACGGTTGTGACACGTTTGACATTCGTACCGAAAGTTCTTTTCGTTAAGCGAGATATCTTCATCGTAAACATTCTTCGAAGTTAGCCACATAATGTGGTGAACTATGCGCCCTCGGTCACTGTGGCAAACTTCACACAACCCGCCGTCTATCGCTTCACGCTTTTTGATATAAGCGTCGCGGGCACGTCGCCATGCCGGTGTTTTATAGAACCATGCTGTTCCGCTACCACGCACGCGAGCAGCCCTCCCCGTTTTATTCCGCGTGATTTCCCCAAGCCGAAAACATTTCAAACCTATCCTGCATATTCATCGTAGATGAAAAAGTGTGCTATTTTTAACCAACCCCACTTTCTCCATAGTTTTTTAACGAAATAAAAAGGATACGGGCGGATGCTCCGCCCGTAGTTCAAAGAATTACAACTTTCCTAAAATCAAGAAGTCTGTTGTTGTGCCAAAGACTTGCGCTGTTCGCAAAACAAACTTGACAGATGGCGATTGCTTCATCAAGAGTATTCTCGTCACCGTCGCCCTCGGCATTCGCACCCGCCGCGCAAGTTCAGCCGTAGTCATTCTGTGCTCGCGCATAAGCAGGCGCACGCGGTCGGTAAGCCCGTATACAAGATACATCAGACTGTCTCCGACTTCTTCTGCTTGTCCGTGCGGTCTACGGTTATATAATTCGCGCAGCCTTTAACCGTCAGCACGGTTCCGTCCACCGTCAAAGATACTTTATCCGCGTGTTCATAGCCTATAAGGCTGCACGCTTTCGCAAGCAGGTCAAAGTCTTCGGACGGAAGATCCCGGCACATTCCGTTCAGCGTTAATACCGCACGCGCTATTTTTTCTTTGCGGTGATATTCTATTACCGATGGTGTACAGTCACAGCGCCCGCCCGCAATATGTAACTGTCCGCAGAACGGGCAAGTCTCCATTTCGTTCTCGACCTCGATTTTCTTAGCATTCGTTGCTTCGCTCATTGCTTTATCTCCTTTCAGTCTCGGATTATGCCGAGATATTTTTCAATTTCGTATTTCGCCGTTTCAAAACCGTAGCAGACCGCGCACTTATAGCCGGCGAGCATAAGACGCTCTATCCACTCATCTTGCGATGCAGATGTCTTATTCTTCCCGACTTTTAACTCAATGAACAGCCCGTGAAAGCCGCTTCGCGCCACGGCAAGCATTATGTCGGGCACGCCCGCTTTCTCCCCTGCCGCTTTCAGCCGCGCCGCTTCGGTTTTACTGCGTAACCCGCCGTTCGGCACGGCAAACAGATTTTTCAGTTCCGGATGAGCCGCCGCTTCATAAAACGCCCATGTAAACAAGTGCGTCTGCTCAATTTCTTCTTGTCTTCTCACTTCATCACCTCGTTGTTTCTAACCCGCCCACACGTCGGCAGACCACGCGGGAATATGACTTTCGTCGTCGGTCTTATACATAACGACCGAGAGATACCAATTCGCATTGTACTCATTCCACCTCGGGAACGCCCTCACAAACTTATATCCCTTGTATCGCTTCTCCCAGAACTCCGCATCGTCAACGCGAGAGACGCACCATTTTTCAATCTGCCGCTTCGTCACGCCGCCGTCTTTGATTTTCACTTTCGGTTCTTCGAGATTTCGCGAATAGATAATTCTCTTCTTGCCCGCGCATTGCTTCGAGATATATCGCGCCGCCGCTTCGGGACCGAACGTGTCCGGGCGGAATCTGTCGCAGTTTACTCTCTCCCCCTTATTCCACAGGCTTTCCATCGCAGACCGCGAAAGCCCGCCCGTGATAAACAGGTGATAGTGATAGTTCGTCTGTCCTTTTTTCTTGCCCGTTTTGTATGTAACCTCTTCAATCGCTATCGCATACTTCAACGGCTCCGCCAGCTTTTCCGCCGTCCGTACAAGGCGCGATAAAGTCTGCTCGATATACTTATTCGGCGCAACACGGCAAAGCGCTTCCGCGTCTTCGATATTCTGTTCCACTTCGCGCAGTTTTCTTTTCCGCGCGTCGCGAACTCGGCGCACATAGTTTCTGATGTTTTTCTGCGCTTCGTCCCAATCTTTCGGCGCCTGCGCCTGCGCATACGTCGGATGCATCAGGTAGTCCCCGTCGTCGAAGTTGGCATTGACAAGCCTTATTAGTTTTTTAATTGCCTGTTGACGGTTATATTTCGCCTGTGCCGCCGAACTCTGCTTTTCTTTCGGCGCGCGCGTCGGCATCGCTCTGCCCGACCGAAAAACGGGAAAGAAATCCGCTTCGAGCAATCTGCCGCTTACGGTTCTTTTCTCTCTCTGCATTTCCTTTCCCGCCTTTCTTTTTTTTGATTTTATTTTTCTTACGCGCCGAACACGGCGAACTTGTTCACGGTGTCGCTCACCGTCTCCATCACGCTGTTGTACAGCGCGGTTTGCAGATACATTCTGCGATGTTTGATAAGCGTCTCCGTCTTTTCAAAAGTCCGTATAACCTGTAACACATTTTCATGCTCGATTTCGCCGTAAACTTCTTTCACCGTCTGCGTCGGCACCTGCCGCCCCTCTATTCTGACAAAGCCCTCATCGGGACGCACAAGCACGTCCGCGATTATTCGCGCAAGTTCAACGACAAACGGTCTGTCTTCTTCATCGAAGCATTCAAGCTGTATATTTTCCGTCACCCTGTTCAGCACCGCCCGAAAGGACGGGACAGGACGGGACGGAGCAGCGCAGCGCGTTTTTTCATCTTCCGTTTTTTCAAAACTCCGCATTTTCAAAATCACCTCCGCATATCGTCCATTTAATACGATTGATTACAAGGTCGGAATAGAGCCGCCCCGCAGCTCCGTTTCCGTCCCGTATTCAACTGTCAAAGTGCATTATATATAATATGTAGACTTATCGTTCCACACAGAAGAGAATAGCGTTCTCCTTATCACAATCATAAGGCGCCATCTCGACCGTGGTATACACATCTTCCGCCTTAGCACCAATCTCAACAAGCCTCGATATCTTGACTTCGAAATTAAGTTTCGCTTCCTGACCTGCTTCCATGCCCGACAGCATATTCATAAGTTCATATACTTTCATATTATATATACCTCCTAAAACGGAAGATCGGAATCATCAGCCGCCGCAAGGTCGGCAAGATATTCGTCCCCGTCTTTCTTCTCCTCTGCCGCCGCTCCGCCCGCTTCCGCAGGCGCTGCCGCTTCGGGCTTGTCCCTCTTTGATTCGCCGAACTGTATCTCTTCAATAAAGACATCTGTCGTTTTGACCTTTTTGTCTCCTATCGTCCGTGTCGCTGTCCGCAGCGTGCCGAATATGATTATTGCCAAACCCTTTCGGAAATGCTTTCCGAGAAATTCCGCGCGCTCTCCGAACGCCACGCAGTCAATAAAGTCCGCCGCGCTCTCCATCGCGTCTTTCGCCCTCGGGCGGTTCACGGCAACCGATACGCGGCTGTATGATTTTCCGTTGCCGCTCTGCCGCACTTCCGGGTCATACGTCAGCCGCCCCATGATAACAACCTTGTTGACGTTCATATCTTTCCACCTTTCAGATCTATAAACACTTCGCAGTCTCCGAACCTGACGGCTTCATACTTCGCCAACCGTCCGCGCAGAAACTCCGTCCGCTCCTTTTCCCGCTTCAAAAGCGTGTTCGCTTTTATCTCGCCGAGCGTCGCCGCTATTCCAAGTTCGCAAAACTCTTCCGCTTTCTTCTCCGATATCTCCGCTTTCGCTTCCGCCCGCGCAAGCCTTTCTTTCAGCAGCCTGTTTTTCTCCGTCAGTTCCGCGTTGCGTCTTCTTAACTTGTTATACATCATTTGTCATTCCACCTTTCCATAAACGCGTCCAATTCTTCCAAATCCGACAAGCACGCGTTCCTGTCCTCGGTCAGTTCATCTATCTGCTTTTCGATAACATTCATCGACCTTTTCAGTTCCGCATATTTTTCCGCTATCATCTCCCTGACAACCTCGGGCATCTTCGGCAGCGCCGCGCACTTTTCAGCCGAAACAGTCTTCGGCATACCCTCGATATCCGCTTCTTTTTCCGTCGTTACTCTTATCACCGTCTTTTCACTCTCCGTTTTTTTGCGTTCCGTAAAACTCCGGCAGGCAGGATCGCTCTTTCCCCCGTCCGTTCCGTCGCAGTCCTCGAAACACGCGCACTCTCCGCATTTTCTGTTCGCGTAATCCTCTGTGCGCTCAAACCTTTTGCAAGTGTCGTCACCTTTTCTCCGCACCTCTTCGTTGCCTCGGTAACAGTAACCGCCGTTCGAGTTCTCCTCGTCAAATTCGGTTCTGTCGGAACGGAATTTTTTGCAGTTTTCGCATATCTCGTCTTTGCTGTTTTCGCATACTTCGTCGCTATCCACGCATTTCTTTTTCTGCGCAAGAAACCCGCCGCAAGCGGGACTGTTCGCAAGCACGTCAAGCACACGGTCGTTATAACAAGTCCCGTGCAAGTTTCCGTATGTGTCAGCGATACCGCGCTCAAAAAACAAGCATTCCGCACATCTGTTTTTCTTATCCTCGCCCGGCACTCCCGCCGCCGCGACTTTCTTTTCAAACTCTTCCGTCATGTCCGCCTCCGCCGCGGGCGGCAAAAGCCCGCTCTTCCTGTATTGATATACCGCCTGCCCGGAGAGTACCCCCCCCCTCGTAGAGAATGCGCACTATCTCGCTTTTCGGGCAGTCGTTCAAATCCGCAAGTATTCCGACCTGCTTCTTCGAACTTATCGCATTCTTCCACGACGATATTATTTCATCTTTCGTCATCGCCAATTCCATTTTTTTAATACCTCCAAGCATATATTTAACATAGCTTAATAATTCTTATCGCTCCGCTGCTACTTCCACAGCGGCTCATCGGGCGAAGTAATGCCGATTTCGTCAAGCTCGCGTTTCAGCATTACGTCTGCGACGTTTCCCTTGTCCCAATCGAGATTACACTCGCGGTTCCCGCCGTATTCGTCTATTATGTCCTGTATGTGTTTTATATGTTTGCGGCACCGTTCGGCGCCGTAACCTGCGTTGCGATGCAATGCGATGACTGAAATATAAATCACGCGCATAAGTGCCTTGCGATTTTCGTTATCGTAGGTGCGTTTGACCTCTTCTGCCGCTTGCCGCAACTGACGCTTTGACAGCATCGGAATTATTGCTTTCATGATTCATCGCTCCAATCTATCATCTGCCCGCAAACATCACAGTATGCCTGATTTTCTTCAACTTCCGCCCCACACAGGCAGATATGAGAGACTTCCCCGTCGTCGTATATGTCGGCGGCAACTTTTTTCGGCACCTGCTTTTCAAGCGCTTCAATCGCCATATCGAGGGCAAGCATAAGTTGTCCGTCGGGCGTACCGTCGCCCGCTTCGACAATATCGCCTTCGTACAACTCCCTATCTTCTTTCAGGGTTTGTATCGCTTCTTCATTCGTCATTACTTTCACGCTCCTTTAACACCTGCTCCGCTTCCTCGCGGGAGAAAAATACGGTTTTGCCAATTTCTTTAGAATTTATTCCGCGTACAATGTCCTCCGAGGTTATCCACTCAACAAAAGTTGAGAACAATTCTACATAAACTGCCGTTACTTCGTATTCGCTGATAGTGCCTCTATCCGTCGGTTCATAAAGTGTATCCCCCACCTTGCACGGAAGTTTCACCCACTTATCAATATCCATAAAATCCGCGCACGGCTCTTTTTTCAAAAGTCTGATTCCGTTTGCATATCGGCAAACGCCGAAAGACAAACAATCTTTACAGTACATTTCAGTCTCTCCTTTCAACCAATGCCCTCTCCGCCTCCTCGTGGGAGAGAAATATGTCGGAAAATGTATAACTTTTATCAATTACTTTTTTGAATCCTGCTGCATATTCCTCTTTTGTCGTAATTAACAAATCGAACATTCCACCGTATTTATCAATATAAAACGCCACCACATCGGCGCAAGTAACATAACCGTCATATATGACATACACCACATCTCCCGCCTTGCACGGAAGTTTCGCCCATAAGGAGCGGTCGGAAAAGTCCTCGCATTTTTCTGCGTACATCGTGTTAAATTCCTCTACACCGTTTGCTCTTGCCATTTCGTCACAAGCCTTAAAATGAATACAATCCCTACAATTCATCTTCTGCTTTCACGCTCCTATCTGCTTCGCAACCGCCGAAAGTGCAGCGGAAAACTTGCCCGCCAACTCAGGGTTCTTCTCTCTGACTTTACCTATTGTTTCTTTTATTTTTGCCGCAGTCTCTTGCAGGTTTTCAAAAAGCGCCTTGAAGCGCATCGCGTCAGCGTCGTTCAGCTCCGCTTTCTTCCTCAACGCTTCCGCTTCGTTTCGCGCTTCCGTAACCTTTCTTTCCGCCTCCGCTTTTGCGGCTTTCAAAATCTCGATCTCCTGTTTTCTTTTCTCTTCCGCTGCCGCCGCATTCTTCCGCACTTCCGCTTCCGCTTCGCTGCGTAGTCTGTCAAGCATTTCTTTCGGTATCTTCGGATTCTTCTTCAACTCCTTTATCTTTGCTTCAAGGTCTGCCGCCGCCTTTATATTCGCGTCGGCTTTTGCTGCCGCTTCGGCTATTTCATCATTCTTCTTTTGCAAAAGTTCTTCAAGCTCCGCAACGCGTTCTTCCGCGTCCGATACCTTTGCTTCCGCCGCAGCCGCTTCAAGGGCTTCTTTTTCCGCTTCTTCGGCACGTTTCAAAGCCTCGTCACGCTCCTTGATAACCCTGTCAAGCTCCCGCACGGAAATATTCTCAACGTCGTGTTCTTCCGCGAACTCTTCACGTTCTTCTTCGGGCACCGCAAGCAGTCGCAAAGCCTTGGTATAACTCAAATTCCCAAACGTTTGGGAATTTGAAACAGCCGCGCCGAACAGCGTAAATTGCTTGTCGCCGTACTCCTCAAAAAGCTTCATGAAGTTGTTTGCCGAACTCTGTGAAAATTCAACCTTTTCGCGGAGCCACGTTCCCCACTCGCCGTGGGGTAAAAGGTCTTTTGCCTCTGCAAGGCGCCGCCCTATCTCGACCGCATACCCGAGCATTACGGACTGAGCCGAGGACACAAGGCTTTTTATCTCGTCTGTCACAACCTCGATACTGCGCTCGCCCTTTTCAATAATGTTATCCATTTGCTGCCACCTTCCGATTTCTTATTTTCTTTATGTTCTGTTTAACAAATTCAAGCCATTGTTCTTCAAATGCTCTCACTTCCGGAGTTCTTGCGCAGTTCCCTTTACCTCGGTTTTGCTTCACGGTGCAGTTTTTTTCGTCAAGTTCAAGCGTGTAAAACGGCTTGTCCGGCTCGGATACTTTGCGGACAAAGAATATATCCGTCTCACCGCTTGCGACACTCTCCGCATAAGTCGCCACGCAATGATGCAGGCATTTCCCCTCATTTTTCAGTTCATCAACCGAAGCAGCGGGGCGTATCATCAAAACGCCGTTGCTGCTTACAAGTGTTGAAAGAATTTTCGCACGTTCCGAAATGCGTTTACTTTTTTCCGCATCTTTTTCCCGCTCTTTTTCTTTTTCCCGCCTTCTGTCTTCCTTAACAAGTCGGTCATGTTCTTTTTTCAGATCCTTCGGAAAAAAGGTGTCCTTATCTACGGAGATATTCAGTTTGTCGCATATTTTATAGTAGTCCCGGAGCATTCCCGCATAACTTCCGAGAGTTGCCTTGTTCTTTTCCTTGCTTTGCAGTTTTCGGAGATAATTTACTACGGTTTTTACGTTTACGCCGTATTTGCTTATTTCGATAAGTTCACGGTCGAAAAAACCGATCTGTTCCGCGTCATCAAACGTCAGCCCGAACGATTTTAATTTTTGATAGCGCAGTAAGTCGGGCGAATCGTACTCACGTTTAATGACTTCCGCATATTCGGGTCTTGACAAGCCGAGCATCTTGTGCGGCTTTGTTTGTTTGAAGTCAATGCCTGTAACGCGCGACGAATACCTGAATTCCGTGTTATTGTACGAATAAGATGCGGGAGAAGCATTTCTCTCGAAAAATGACGACATAAGGATTGACGCGCCTGTATCTATAAGCCCCTCCACAGTCTTATGCTTCTGCCAAAGTTTCATATATGTGACGGGAAACGCATCGTCTTTCGCGTCGTTCAAATATTTATTCAGCCGGCAATTCTCAAAAGGCGTTCCGTTCAGTATTTTTTTGTCCGGAACAACAGCCGAAGAAAAGCCTTTGCCGATGCAGTCCTCGCTCCTTGACCGCTTTTCCCAATATCCCAACGGTATTACACGGTAATAATACATACCTCTTTTTTCATAACCGACAAAGCGTTTGCACTTCTTCCCCGCGAAGACATAAGTCTCATACGGAGTATATTCATTGAAGGCTATACCGTCTTTGTTTACAGATCTGCTGCACAACCAGAAAATAAGGGCAAGACAGTTCTTAACGATTCGGAGCGTCAGTATTTTTTCATTGTTGATATAATAATTCGGGTAAGCTCCAAAATCCGAAACGTGAATAAAATCAACTTTCTTACCGCATTCCGGACATATTGCCGCACTTCCCGAATGCATCGCCTCTCTGCTAACCAAACAGCCGAAATTACTACGCGAATACCTATGGCAGCCGTCTGTCTCAACGCGGTCAAGCAAAAATGTTTCCCCGCAGGCGGAACAGGTGCATTTGCACATCTTTTCACCGATGCCCGACAGCGGATTTATGTACACTCCTGCGCGGTACACAACCGCATCGGCGGTCAGAAACTCCTTTGCGATTATTTTTTTCTCTTTTTCTGTCGGCTCTGACGGCAGAAGTTTTTCGAAATTCAACTCTTCCACGCCCGATACCTCTTATATGAAATCGTCGAGATTTACAAACCCGCCGTCATGCTTTTCCTCTTGCTTCGGCAGTCCGTAAAACTCCCTCAATATTCTGTCCGATTCCTGCGGCGGGCAGAACCCGACAGAGCCGTGACGATTCTTGTCCGCAAACGCTTTGATTTTCTTTTCCGCTTCTGAAATAGACATTTGCTCGATGTCAAGATCTCGGGATATAATATCCTCGATGTGCGGCTCGTTCGCTATCATGTCTTTTAACTGCTCCCCGACGCACCACGCCGGAGAGTTCTTCGCAACTTTTTCCTGCTGCGCTTCGATTTTTTCTTTTGCTGTCATTTTTATTACCACCTTTATATATTCACGGCAACATATTTCGTCCGCCGCAAAACATTATTTTTATATCTCCATACGCCCACGCGGACACTCTGCGCTTTCACTCCCAGCATTTGCGCAAGTTCTTCCGCCGTGTCAGCCACGGCAACAGGCAATTCAAACTCGTCTGCCGTAACAGCCATATATACTGTCATCTCCCGCACACCATCGCCGAAAGAATAATAAGTCCTATCACCGCAACCGTCAACACCGCGTCCTTATGCGCACAAAACCACTTTAACATTCTTCGTATTCCTCCGTATCAACATCACCGTATTCGACAAATTTTCCTATATACTCCGCATACGCTTTTTCAATCTGCGCTCCCGGGCTGTCTTCCCACCCGGGCAACAAATATATTCCGTCCGCGCTGTCTATCATCGAAAAACATATACGAATACAGTCGCGTCTTCTCATTCCCTCGGGAAGCACAGCGGGATTCAAAACCACATATCCCGCTGCTTCAAGTCGTTCTTCCGCCTCCCCGAAGTCCTTCCGATAACCGCTCTTGCCGCTGATTTTCCCCGCAATATATATCTTCTCCACAGTATCAGTCTCCTTTCTTTTTCACTCCGTCAACCTCGATTTCGTCCACGTCGTCCCAAAAGCCTTTGTTTCCGTTGCAGACGTTGAACAGCGGACATCTTTTCAACGCCACGGCGCACTCTTTGCCCCGTTCCCTGCGCCCCCAACAAAACTCACGAAAGAACTCGATCGCGTTTGTTTTCTTCTTTTCTCCGAAATACCCCCCGAACCTGTTCGCAAACATCATCGCAGGCAGTATTCCGTACTTTTCAAAAAACGGCGCCCATTCTCCCGAAGCGTCGGCCGTGACCACATCATCATCAAGTTTTTTCGAACTCACAACCGCAAGCAGCCTCCCGTTCACGGATATGAACGTATGCTCCCCCGTGTCGCTTATTTTATATGTAAGTGTCATTTTCCCTCCGCGATATATATTTTCATAAAATCAGTTCCGTTCTTTTTCTGTTTCCGGAAAAGGATATCCCCTTTTCCATTGATATGGTTTTCCGTATTTTTCAAGATACCATTCCTCGAACTGTTTCTGATGTTCGGGATCTTGCAGATAATTCCATACGGTCTTGTATAGATACCTGCAAAAACTCGGGAGGTAAATATTTTTCTTCGTCTCCATTTTTCTCCTTTAATATCTGCTATTTGAACCGTATATTCTCCGTCACAATTTCATGTACCGTCACCCGGTACGGCTTTTTCTTTACTGCCATTATGAATCCCTCTTTACAGATTGAAATGTTCTCGGCTCCACATTCAGCGCAAAACAAATAGATAAAAACTCATCCGCAGACATTTTTCTTTCTCCACGAAGAATTTTCGAAACAACATCTTTTGTCAACCCTGTCTCTTGCGCTATGTAAATCTGCTTTATACCTTTTTCCTTTACATACCTGTTAAGATTTTCATTAACACTCATTTGTTTACCGCCTTTCAATTCTATGTTTTTTAGATTACACTCGCATTATAATCTATTTTTTTTAGATTGTCAACCCCTTTCAACTATTTTTTTCTACTTTTTGTAGATTTTCGTATTGACATTTGCTATTTTTTGTTGTATACTATACTTGTATCTAAAATCAATATTTATTTAAGGTGTAAAATGTCACGCGAAACAATAGCAAAGGTATTAAAAAGATTAAGAATACAAAGCGGTTTAACAGCAGATCAAGTGGGTGAATTGCTCGGAAAAAGCGGTAAGACCGTCAATGCATGGGAAAATAATCGCGGACAACCTGACGCGGAAGCCTTAATGATGTTGTGTGATATATATAAGGTGCAGAATATTCTCGAAGAATTCAAAGACGTTCCTGAAAGAAAACAGATTCTTCCGTCAAAGAAAGAGGAGAGCCTCCTTCTCGCCTACCGCGCACACCCGGAAATGCAAGACGCGGTAAACAGACTTCTCGGCATAGAAAAACAGCCGGAGAAAAAACTTTCTCCGACCGTTTCGCATATTAAGCCCGCTCAAAAAACATATATCGTAAGAACGGCGGGACGCGGCGAGGGCGTCAAAGACGTCGAAATGACAGAAGAAGAAATCGAGTTTTACAAAAATCTTCCCGACGTTGATGAAACCGATCTTTAATAATAGCCCTTTATCGTTCTGATATATCCTCTGAATTGAGCAACAAGGCGGTGTCTTTCCGCGGTAAAATCTAATTCATTCCACCATTGATACCACGACTGTAAATAACGCAGTCTTCTGTTTGCAACCGCTCGGCTGACGTCGCATAGGTGCATTATCTGCTCTGCCTCCGTGACCCCGAGGGCTTCAAGTATACACAAAGGAGCGAGTAACCGCTCCGCAAAAGCATTCGCTTCGCGTTCCTCGACCGCCGAAAAGACAGATCGTTCTATTTCTTCCGTCTTGCATGCCTCGATATGTCCGAGCAATATGTGCCCGAGTTCGTGCGCGATAGTGAATCTCTTTCTGCGTCGCAAGCCATCTTTCTTAATAAAGATATATGGTTTGCCCTCATGTACTTGGCAGCAGCCCTCGCGCATATCTTCATCAGGCAGATATTTAATCTTAATACCTCGCGACTGGCACAAACCTACCATATTTATCGGAAGCTCGTTTATACCTGATTCGAACAACACTTGAAATACGATCTCACTTAATTTGTCATAGTCCGGGTCTCTCATTTTGCAATTCCTTTCTTTTCTTTTATTTTTTGTATTTACCACACAAATTATATCAGAAAAAAAAGCAATTATAGGAAATCAAATACAAAAAAGACTGAAAGGCAAAAAGAAATTATATATGTATAGTTTGTTTTTTCTCTCGCTTTCTCCCGTCATAAACAATACCATGGGAATGTTTCTCGGAATAGTATATCTTTGTCTTTGCGGTGCGGTTTGGTTCAAGGGCGGAGAACGCGATGCAAAATATCCGTCAGTATTTTTCTTTATCTCCGTTATTTTTACACCTATAATCGGCGCCATCATAATGTTACTCG